AAGCCTCAACCGTTTCGGCTGGTGCTTCTGTGACGGTTGGAGTTGTTTCCACTTCGTTTTCTCCTTCGGTAGTTTGTTCTTCTGTTTCCACGACGGATTCAGAATCTTCTGGCTCACTAGCTGCGACTGCAACCTTCGCGCTTCTTATGGCGGGCTCTGTGACTAGTGAGACTTCTTTGAGCGCACTTGCGCTAATTACTAGAACGCCATCAACGTTCTTATACTTTTCAGCTATAACGCCGACACTAAAACCGTCGCGTAATCCGGTGAATGCTTCTTCTAAAGCATCTGATCCAGCAGTTGTTTTGCCAATAGAAAATGTGGCATAAATGCCTTCTTCATCTTCATCGTAGCTCTTCAAGAATCCGATTGGAGATTCACGGCGATGCTCAAGTAATAATTTCGTAGTATCACTGAAAGTAATTGAGCCAGGTTTGAACATTGTTGATCCGGCTGATGTAGAGCCTTCTTCATTCCATGTGACGATGCGGCCAGAGATTTCGCGTCTTGGAAAGTCTGTCGCCGTGACCTTGATTGAAAAATCAAGATTCATCGGAGTTGGCTTTGATTCTTTCATCGGATCATTTCCTCTTCTAGTCGGATTTCATCGGACGTTAAAGCTCCGATGTCGTAGAGAATCTTGTACACATCTGCGCGCTCTTTTGCAGATCCGCGCAAGTAATCGTCTAAATCGAATTTAACTTCTTGTGATGCTGGAACGAAATCATTAGCCATTCCAGTCATAGATAGACGCTCTTCAATCGCAGTCATAATTGGACGCAAAGAGAAGTCCAGCAAAGATTGACGCGCCAAAGTTGCGTTCGAATAAGTCATACTAGATCCGGATTCTGCATCGACGTAGTAAGCCGGAATACCTGTAACTCTGGCTAATTCTGTTGCAACGTAAGATCTAGCTTGATTGAGTTGAAGCTTTTCTGGGTCGAATCCAAGTGTCTGCAATTCCACATCGGCGTTCAAGAATGCAGTTGAACGATTGCGACGTGATTGCCCCCAAGATTCTAGAAGCTTTGCGATGCGATCTGCTGGAAGTGCAGTGCCGTTAGATTTTAAGACCATTGTCGGAACTGGCTCGCGTGCGTACATTGTCGCAGCGCGTTCTAATTCTGCACCAGCTTTAATTGTGCGACCAGCGCGATTAAGAATGCCCTCATCTACTCCGTAAAAGACTGCAAGGCTTCCGACGCCTTCGTATGGAACTGGAATTGAATCTACGCAGTAATAATCAATCTCTGTTCCTTGCGCATTAGTTTTAATTGTGACGCGTGTTGGATCAATGCGTTCTGCGCTTCTGATGCGATATGTGTCTGCATAAATCTCAAGAATGCGCATGTAGCCGTATCCGTATAGCAATAAATCTTCTGCAAGCCAAGCATACGTCGCGAATCCTGGAACGCGTGGATCTGGTTGGTTAATTACCTTTGGAGGAGATTCAACGCGAGCACCATCTGCGCGAGTGCGAACTTTAAGCGGAATCGATGCAACACTTGACGAAATAATGTTTCGCGCGCGAGCGCACGTTGGAACAGACATAAACTCCACGCGAGATGCAGTGATTCCGGCGACGCCGTAGATATTATAAAGAGAGCTAGTGACATTTACTGGAGCCAGCGATGCTTCGATGTCGGAGGTCGCAGCCGGCGACGCCGTCGTTACTGTGCGAGAGAATAGACCCATGTGGATAAGTCTAAAGGCTCGCTATACATCTAACCGACCAGAATATCAATCTCCATCTCTGGGCGTGTCGCAAAGTGTGTGGCTAGAGCTGATGCAACGGCTGCGCAGACTGCAACGCTTGAGGCGCGCCGTCCGATAATCCAGCCGCCATCGCCCATTGGTAATCTCACGGCCGATAATATCTGCTTGGATAATTCTGCCTGTTTCCCGTGGATCAATCTCTTTGACGTAATCGCACCTAGCAATTCATCGCAGCTCTGGCCATAAAGTGCGCCATCAATGTCAATGACCGGAATGCCGGCTGGCATAAGTCGAGCAGCTACGGCAGAACTTGTCCTCTTGCTAAAAGCCACATATTCAAGCGGATACTTGCGTGCATAGGGCGCGATGTCGTTTGCAATAGCTTTATCGTCTAGCGAAATCGGATTGTGCCAGGTATGCAGAAGCTTGAGGTTAAAAGTGTCGTCCGGATTTTTTTGAGCAGCTACTAACGCTCCGTCTCTACGATCTGGCGATAAATCAAGGCCAAACCAAGTCATCTTCTCGACATCTAGCTCAATCTCATCAGATCCACACTCCTCCCATTCCTTCACAGGAATCGCGCCGGAGATTGTATTGACCCATCGGCACAACACTTCCGTCTGGACGACATCTGGCGGATCATTGAGAACGGCGCGGATATTATCTTCGTGGATTGTGTGACCAAGCGCCGGATTGCTCGCGACCCAATTCTTTTCATCTTCAATCTTGTCCGAAAATGCTGACCATTCGAAATAAGCGATGTCGTCGTTGCCACCAGCAGCCGAAGCCATACCGCGCTCGCGTAGCTGATTTAGAATTAGAGAATGCTGATCGCCGGCGTTGGAAAATGTCCAGAGCTGCGGATTCTTAGCGGCCATCATCGTATAGCGCATAGCTGACCAGGCTTCGGTATCTTTAAGCTGACGCGTCTCGTCCATGTACACCGTCTCCGGCTTTGCAAATCCACGAGCTGCCGCGTTCGCCGCCTTGACTACGTAACGCGCTCCAGAATTTAGCTCTATTTCTTCCGACCCATGAGCCCAGCGAATCTTCTTGACTTGCTTCGCTAGTGATTCGTTGCTCTCGATGATGCTGACCACGTGCCGGAATGTCTCTAGCGATGTAGTCAGAACGTGAGCTGATCCAAGCTGGAGCGATTCTTGCCACAGGAAAAGGCGAGCCAGAATTGACATCTCCATAATCGTAGATTTTCCATTCTGACGAGCTGCAACGACCACCACCAGAGGCGCGTGCCAGCGTCCGTCCGGCTTTACTTTAAGCGCGTGCTCGAATACGAACTTCTGCCACGGCATTAGATCAATGCCAATCTGAGAGGCGAAGTCAATGATTTCCAAGCCTTTAGACGGTAAATCGTTCAAGCGCGAGGAGATTCTGGGCGTTCCTGAGCCGATTAGACGCTTAGGTTCGGTACTAATTCCCTGCTCAGACCTGTTCGAGTCTGTAACGACCTGCAACGCCCGATTCTGCCCTGTTGTGGCCTTAGTCATGGCTAGTGCTCTCTTGTGTCGGTGAAAACGGAAAAGGAAGAGTCAGAGGTGTCCTTGCTATACCAAAAAACACGCCTGTTCGGTTTCCTTTCGAGTAATTGCATCGTGTACACGCTGCTAAGAGGTTATCTGGCTCATCGGTTCCGCCCTTGCTTATCGGAATCACGTGATCCACTGTTGTAGCGTCATTACCGCAGTACTGACACAACCTAGCGTCTCTGATAAGTATCCGCTCACGTATCTTTGACCAGGCTCTAGTGCCTCCGTTAGCTCTTGCTGATTTAGCTGGCATCAGTGATAGCCATTAGCTTGGAAGAATCTCCACGAATTGCACATAGATCCGTAGCGTCCTTTGATGTATCTGATAGTCCAGTCAATCTGCCTATAACCATCTAGATTCTTATAGGTTTCATTACGCATCTGGCCAATACCGTAATGCGATCCATTACGAGCCTTCGGATTCCACTGTCGATTCTCTTTGTTTATCAGCTTATAGAAGCATTGATACTGCTCATCATTAACAATCCTTGAATGTGCATAAAGCTTAAATAAATCGCTCTGTGTAGCTGCTTTAGCTTCTACTGTTGTGGATATTGTCAAGATTACGATTGACATAGGAATAGCCAATAAGTTTTTATTTTTAATCTTTATATTTATTTTCTTTTTATTTATCTTTATTTTCAAGATATTATCTTTCAAGTATAGCGATGAATCCTGACAATCTGTCAAGGATTGAGTCCGGAGTGTCGCTTCGTCCACAGGCTTCTGTGCATAATCGTGTGGATAACTATTCAAGGCCAGCCACCAGCCCATCATCGACTAGCTTGACCGAGAATGCACCACAACCAGAGCATTGAGCGAACCATTCGTGCATCGTCAATTCGGCTCCCTTTGTGATTAGGTGTTCTTTACGCCCATCACCATAGAGCTTCTTGCATATTGAGCAATCAAATCGCAGCAGTGGCATATTCGCTCCTGACCAATGTTTCAATCGGATTCAGATTGGCCTGATCGACCCACCAGGAATCCTGACGCGGATTCTTAAACCGCTTGCGCCTAGCAAAGGCTACTGGAAGCCAGCCGGCGATGTGATAGACCGGCGACTTGCCGACTACTAGCACTGCGATGTCAGTCTCACGATCATTCGGATACACAATTAGATTGCCACCAACGTATGACGTCCAGCGCACTTCTAGACCTTGACCAACATCAGCTCCTCGCTTGCCATTGGATAGGTTGATGTCATAGTCAAGGCCGAAGTATCTGGCCACAATCATTTCAGCTCCCAGAGATTCGGCGTATTCCGTTACCTGTTCGTGATTATTTAGCTTGGAGTTGTAGTGGATTGTCGTTCCGAGTTGGCCACTGTATGAGAAAACCACATCAACGGCTCTTTTATGAATAGCCCATTCATCAGCCGCGCTTATTGTCATTTTCTGCATTGGCCACAGAACCAAAGTATCGGCTCACCAGAAACATCGCGTTGATAACCGGCACGATCTAGAATCTCGATGCGCTGGCAGTGATCGCACTGCTCACACTTAAACTCTGCAACAATCTTGCCATCAATCAGAGTCCGGCCAATCATCGTGTCCACATCAATCATCTCAGTCACGCGGCTCATAAGTGCAACCTATCTTGACAAGCATTGCATAAGAATACGACTAAACCATCTCTGCGATCATATTCGTTTGCCTGTGTAAAATCGTCACATATTGAGCAGTTTGTCACGCCGCCATATCCGCTAAAACTGTATTGATGAGAAGGTGGAGAAAGCCATTTATCGGTCATTGTGTTGCCATCACAATCAGAGCAAGAATCAAGATGCATTCGAATATGACAAGAATCTGAATAAGGCGCTTTTTTGTCATACTTGAGGCCTCCACTGTCCATCAGATCCGAGCATGTACCAAGCTGGCGGACACTGCTTCGCCTTAACCTTCTCGGAGCACATATAACCGCCCCAGCCCTTATTGGTCTTGGCTGATGTGCCTTCACGCCAGATCATGTGGCCATGAGAACACAATGGAGCAGCGGCTACTTGAACGCCACCTAAAGTCTCTTTGATGGTGTCAATAGCTACTCCAAGAGTCGGAATGCCTGCCTCTTCTGCCTCTTCACGTGTCTTAAACGATGGAACGTCTCCATGCTTTGTGTTCCAATAGTCATAATCCTTCGCGCTATCTTGAACAATCTTTGGATCGATACGCTCTACCTGTTGCATATTCTGAACGGTTGGGCGCTTTTCTGATCCAAGAACTAGCCCTGCGCATCTTCCAATCGCCGAAGTCACTGTGTCCTCAACGAACCATTTTTTCATCTGAACGTTATAGGTGTTCACGTTGCCGAATGCGTAGTCGATTCCGGCTGGCTCTTGATCTTCGTAGTTGCGATAGATACGGCACTCGACTAGGACGTAGCCCTTTTCGAGATTCACGTCCATGATCGACGTGTGGATTTTGCCTGTTGGATAGGTAGCCCAAAATCGTTGAATGCGTGCAGCTACATCTTCATAATTATCTAAGAAACTCACTTAGCCACCGCCTGAGCTGATGCGTGACGGCCAACGGCGCGACCGCGTTGATAGCCTTCTTTGTGGCCTTCTTTGTAGCCCATTGTGTAGCTCACAATCGACCACAAAATACAGGCCAGACACATAAATAGAAATAAACCGATTTCACCTGATGTCATTTTTTGCTCCCGTGGGAGCCTTGTCGAATGCTCCCAGATACAGAGTGACATCTATGTCCGACAATTTCAAGATTGACGTCGGCGTGTCTATTTCTTGAGAGCAATCTCCAGCAGTAGTTGATCTAAACGTGCCTCAATTCGAGAGACTTGATCTTTGAGACTGTTGCCACCATTCGGTGAAAGCTCTCGCATGATCGACTTCACCATGAATCTCATTGACGAATAGATGGCAGTCAGCACCGCAAGAACAAGCCCACCGACCGCCGTCCATTCGCCTACGCTCACTTCTGGCGACCGAAAGAAATGTCGTTCGGATTAGCCCAGCGTGCCAACATTGGAACAAGACCAGCGACAAGCCCCATCGCTAAATCTTTTGGATTCGTATTGCCTGTCATATAGACGGCTAACATTCCGGCCACTGATGATCTAGCCCATGATGCCGCGAGTGCCTTAAATTGTGTCATTTCTTCTTCTCCTTTTTCGGCTTTGCCTGTGGAAGTGGCTCGACCATTGGATATTCTCCTGCATAGGTTACGAGCTTCGGCCTAGCGAAACCAACGATTTCCTTGCCGATGTAGCGTTGCTTAACCATCACCATTCCGCCGTTGCGTTGATCTCCAGTGCCGGACGTATTGCCCTCGATGCAGAGCACACTGCTCTTGCCTACCTTGACCACAATTCCGATGTGGCTAATGCGATCAATGCCATCGTGTGGAAAGTCCATAAAGCATAAATCTCCGAGCTGCGGCTTATCTTCAATCCATCGTCCAAGCTCTTTCATCTTATGTGCGCCAGCAGCCGTTGAAACCATTGATGGAATCTTGACGCCGGCAGTGTGAAAGACCCAGTTGCAGAACGAACCGCACCAGGGCAATCCATCGGCTTTTGTGAACTTGCCGTACTTTGTCAGATTCTCGCCAGTCTCTACCGTGCCGACTTCAGCTAGTGCGACTTCAATAATTCGAGCGGCAGTCCCTTCTGGATACATTAAAGTCCTAGAGCAGCCTTTAGATCATCGACTGACAATCCAACGCTTGCTAACTTTTGAACAATAGTAGGTTCGCTTGGTGGCGTAGGATTATGAGCTTCAAATGCTGCTAAAAGTTCCGCTTCTGTAGCATCACCTACTAAGAAAAATTCGTCACCTTCTTGAAAATACGAAAAACCAGTTTCTTTTTGAAAAAGAAAACTGTCTGCGTACTTTGTAGGTTTGTTGATTTTGATTTCCATTTATGCTCCTAACCATTGAATTGAAAATGCACCATAAATGCCGCTTGTTTCGGTGTAAGTCGCGCCCAATGCAATTCCAAAATCGACATAATCACCAACCGCAAGATCAATAATTGTCGTTAAGGTTGGATTGTAAAATCCATCACTAAGATTGGAAAATGAGTTGCCTCGCGCAGTTCCTGAAATAGATGATCCGTTTTTAGCAAATGTGCCATAAACATAGGATCTTACCGCATAATTGCTAGCCGCTTCTGCCCAAGCTGCGATTAAATACTTTCCTGCATAACCTGTGGGAATTGTCATTCTTCCAGTATTGCTGGAAGTCGAATGGAATCCATTTGTATCAAAACTTTCATTGTTATACGGAATGACTGCGCGTGTGCCGCTTGTGAATGAAATCGTTTGACCGTTTGCAAATGCAGTTGCGCCAACGAAAGTTGGGCTAGTTGAAAGTGTTGCCCATTTTAACCCAGTTGCGGCGGTGGAATCGGCTTGCAAATATTGACCATTTGTGCCTACTCCAAGACGAGCATCGACTGTTGTAAAAGTAAAAAGATCGCCCTTAGTTGTCAGCGGTGTCTGATCTGTTGGAGTGACCCAAGTGAAGTCCATATTAGTATTTGATGTCTTTGATAAGACTTGACCAGTTGTGCCACCAAGTAGCTCTGACATCGATGTGTCCACTGCCTGGCCGAATGTGTTGAAATCTGCTGGGAGATTTGTAACAAGCGAAGAGCTTGTCGGCATGACCCAGCCGAAGTTCGTAGTTGGATTTGCCATCGTTTCTCCTTAATTGACGACTAATGCGTCTGCATAGTCAAGTGTAGGACTGAGTGTGTTGAAAGTTTCGGCGACACTTACATCTTGCCATTCCATAGCCTGAAGTGAGAATGGCAGTGGCGAGACAAGAAGTGTCACTGAGAGCTCGTTAAAAGAAGCTTGGAATCGCCAGCCCTCGACAAAGCCCAAGAAGTTTCCTGACTGCATATTGGCTGGAAGATTAGCTAGAGAAATTGGCTGACCCATAAAGACATTGATAAGAGCGTCACGATCTGCATCATCGACTTCTGGATTGGTCAATGCGAAAGTAATAGATTCTAGGAATGCCTGTGGCTGGGCTCTTAGTGTCAGATAGAAATTGGCTTGAGATAGGGCATCGGCAGAATGCTCAAGCGATGTCGTAATCTGTTGCGCAAGTTTTCCATAGAGTGCGATAGAAGCTGCACTGGTAGCCGTCTGCGTTCCAGATTTCCAGACGATGGAAACATCGTTGCGAATATCTCCGGCCTTAGTCTGAATCTTTATGCCACGACCTAGAGCTTGATTGGCATCTAGCTCTGTGTAGCCGTTAGTGGCTAAGTATGTTGAGCGATGTGTTGAATCTGCATAGGAGATGAGTCCAGAAGCGTCCTCGTATAAATAACCAAGTCCGGAAGTCGCAAGGTCGGCCACCAGATTCCAGGTGATTGTCTGACTAGATCCGCGATTGGCCAGCTCATAATTGCCTGGACGATCTATCTCTCCTAAGCCTGTATTTTCAGCAGTAGCCCATGTTGTAGTTGCTGGAGTGTAATTTGCCCACGTAAGAGCTGCTGGAACCTCTGACCAGTTATTGACTAATAAATCTTCGAGGATTGTGTAAATCTGGTCGCCATCAAAGTCTTTAGCTAAGACGCCCAGAGTTAAGGCCTTCTGGAGCCTTGAGAGGGCTCCTAGAGCCGTGATGGTGACTTCCTGAGTAATTGCTACTGAGCCGGTCTGTGACACTGTCACGGCGACGTCCACAATAGATCCGCCAAAGATTGGCACGTAAGCTCCGGCCGTGTCTTTGACTTGAATTGATACTGCGTCATTGATTTCGGCAGTAATAGCAGCAAGATTGAGATTAATGAGATTAAGAGTGCAATAGCCGGCTTGAGCCTGTGTGTAGATATTAGTTCGTCCTGATGTAATGGAAAGATTGGCTAGAACGACGTCAGTGTATTCAATGCCTGCAATTAAGACTTTCCACTCTGGAGCCCACTGTGTCATTAGACGGCCTGAAGTGCGCCGGCTCCGCCAGTGCCACGATAGAAGGAATCATTAAGCACATTGACGATTGTGCGAGCCGTGCCTTCAGCATCGATTGCGCCATTGACTGTGAGATTGATCCGTGCAGCGTTCTGAGAATCTGTAAATCCTCCACCGCCTTGAGCAGCTAAACGAGCTGCATTCTGTGAATCGGTAAAGCCGCCGCCTACGCGAACCGCTCCTGAGACGGCTGAACTTACGCCGCCGGACGATGTTGTCGTAGATGTTGTCCCAGTTGAAGCCGTAACACTAGGAACCGAAATTGTAGGAATACTAGCTGCTGAAGTAGTCGTCTTTGGAATCGTGACTGTCGGAACGCTGACTTGCGGAGCTGAAATCTGAGAGACGTTAGGCAAAAATGGAATTGAGTTGTAGACACGAATAAGAGCGTTGATTCCAGCTACTGCTCCAGAGATCAATGCGTTTAGGCCATTGATGACCGCTCCGATGACGTTGATGATTCCGCCAGCGATTTCGCCGACTACCTTGAACGCTCCGCCTAAGACTGTGACCAGAACCGGCACGACATACTTCTGAATAAATCCAATAAACTCTGTGAAGGCTTCTTTGTTGTTATCGATTGCGTCTGTAATTGGCTTAAAAAAGTCAGCGAATTTTCCAAGTGCCGGCACAACTTCATTCACAACGAATTCGACTAGTCGCTGAATGATTGGCAGAAGTTGCGCACCGACTGATTCTTTCGCTTCATCGAATGTGACTTTGAGAATCTGAAGTCGTCCGGCGAATGTGTCTGCGTTAGCTGCGGCCGCTCCACCGAATAGATCCGAAAGCCTTGTCTGCGTCTCTTCGAATGACATCGCCTTGAGCTCTGCTGAAGATAGTCCGATGCCTAGTTTGCCTAGAGCTGCGGTGTTGCCGTCGTATGCCTTACCAAGTGCGTTAGCTACTGAATCCAAGCCTTTGCCAGTAGCTTGAGAAATGTCCAGAGCAAGATTGAGAAGATCCTGAGCCTTTGTGACGTCGTTTGTTGATAGCGAAAGTCGCTGCAAGGCTGGACGAAGTTTATCGTCTGCCACACCAGTGGCTAGTGATGTCTTGAGAATTTGCTTTTCGACCGATGCAATCATTTCATTCGTTGCACCAGTTGCATTCTTCAACGCAGTAGCAAGACGAATCTGTGCAGCTTCATCTTCAATCGCGGCTTTGACGCCATCGACTGCAAGCTTGATGGCATAAGCTCCGGCGGCAGCTCCTGCAGCGGCGAATGCTAGGCCGGCTTTCTTGCTGAACTCGCCCATCTTTGATGAAGAGTTATCCACGTCTCCGTTAGCTTGCGCCAGTGATTTCTTGAGCTGATCTACATCAGCAAGAATCGAGAGCTTGAGTGTGCGCGATTGTCCGGCCATTTACCACTCCTTCAAGATTCGGTCGAAAGCATTTTCCCACTTGTCAATGATGTCTGGCTGTATTTCGCGAAGTGTCGGATAAATAAACCAACCTTTTGAACCAGCTCCTTTTGTAGATTGACCTGACCAGACTGGGAATTGCTTAAACTTGTTAGATCCGAATTCTGTACCGCCCCAGAGATCCTTTGTCGTTCCACCGCCGGAAAACTTTTGACTTACGAAACCGAAAGAGAGCTCACCAATCTTGGAAGATTTAGATACACGGGAGCCACTGGCAATTCTGTCGGCGGCCTTGCCTCTGGTGACGGCTTTCTGCTGGATTTTGCCTTGAGCGAATTCTGCCAGAGCTGACGATTCTCTTTTAGCTGCATCAGTAGCTTCTGCGTCCATCGCCTTGAATGCTGATGTAATGCGACGAAGATCTGCCTTGTCATAGGCAATCTCAACGTTGTCGCTCACTTTGTTTCTCCAGTATCTCGAAAGCCGTATAGATCTGCTCCGCCGTCGTCCATTCGCTCATCGGAATTCCTGTGGCTATGGCTAACTCCACCAGGATTCGATTTACGCTTCCGGCGGCGTAACTTTTGGGAGAACGTCACCGACTGTCACGTCGGCCACTGTTTCACACCAAATCTCATAGCCCTTGATTGGCTTGCCACCAGCTTCACGTTTCATCGCATTCCACGCAAGGAAGAGAAGATCAGAGATTCCGATCTTCTCCTGCGCTTGCGAGATTGTGCTGCCTGTCTTTTGTTCCCACTTAGCCCACTCTGGCGGTTGTGCAGTGTAAGTGCCGAACTCGCCTGACGTGTATTCGATTGTGATTGGTAGTCTCATTCTGTGCTCCCGTTTCTATTGATTAACTGAATGTATCGGCTGGCTTGCCATCGACTAACATAGCCCAAGAATCAGTTTGTGCTTCTGGAGCAGTGCCGCCAACGGAAGGAAATACTGGATAGACGTTGCATGTAAATACTGCGCCAGTAACGGCAGTGAATGACACGGCCAAAGTTGTATTTGGAGCAGTATCAGCAGCAGTCCACATCGCTTCGAAGAGTGATGATGCAACGCCCCAGTCTGCAAGAAGCTCAAGGTTGAGCGTCCACTGATCATCGATGTGCTTATAGGCTTTTCCATCAAGTGTTTGATAAGTCGTAATGACTGGTGCATTGACTAGCGTTGCCGCCGTTGTTTGTGCGTCATAGTTCACTGTGGCGATTGTTAAAACTAGGTCTCTCGCCGTGACGATTGTTGTTGGCATTTTTTGCTCCTTATATTGTCTGTTGTGTGTAGTAAGTGCTGACCGAGAGATCCGCCACTAGTAGATTGGTCGCGCCGACCTGTTGGATTGTCGGACGTTGAACGTCTCCGACTTCGTAACCTGCTGGCATCGCTGCCATGATGCTGATAACAAGCTGCTCAAGATTGTCAAGTGCTCCGGCCGTGTTGTTATACGCAACGGCCGCAGTGACCACAAAGTTAATTTTCACGCGCACCTGCGATTTGCCGATTGTCGTCGTTTCTAAATAAGGCGAATCTGGAACGATTACGCAAGCCGGCGGAATGACTGCCTCTGGAGGTGAGCTATACACAGAAGCCACGACGCCAGAGAGAGCAGTCGCAAGAGTACCTCTGACGTTAGTTGCAATAGTTGTTGGTGTAGGCATCACATGGCCATCGTTGAGACGTCGATGTAATTACCTAATAAACCGATGACGCGATTTTGCAGTGATCGACCCATTCGATATGGCGACGGCGTAAAATCTACGCCTTCAATCTGGCCACCTGGAGCGACCACGCTCTGGAATATCTCAACGCTGACGATTGTGACCGCCGTCTCGACTGCGTCGGTATTCGCATAAAGCGTGGCCGCGTCTGCCCCAGATAGGTAAGCAACTCCGCCAGGAATTACTGGACGGAAATCAATGTCTGCATTAGTAATGGCAGAAGTAAAGTAGAAATATGGAGCCGGATATGCGAAAGGTAAGTAAGGAAAAGGATCATAATAATTTGATGTGACTGTCTGTGTTCCGTTGAATGTAGCTGGAACGCAACCGGTAACGACAACACTTTGACCAGCGACGAATGTGTTCGGTTTTTGTGTTATGTAATAGGCGACATTGTTTTGAAGATAAACGGCGGCGACTGAATTTTGATTGGCAGTCAATAGCGGCAGAATTACCTGTTCAGCAGAATCGATAATTCCTTCAAGATAGGCGTCAGAATAAAGGGCGACAGAGACGCCAAGAACCGTCCGAAGGCTTGCTACGGTAATGATTGCTGGCATCTCTGTCTCCTTTATGTGAGCTGCTGGGCTAGATACGGGAGCGCACCTAGCCCATGATTGATTAGGTTAGATTGAAGCGACGAAGTCCGCCTGCGAAGACGGCTTGAGCTGCGATGTAACCGTAGAGCATGATCTCAATTTCTCCAGTTGTTGGCACATTAGTGGCCAGCGTTAGAGCAGGAGATTCAAAGATTTCGATTGAACGTGGCTCGATGATGAATG